GGAGGGTTCGTTAGAACCTTCCCCCGGTGTGGGTATGGATGCAGTTCATCCTTTCCAAGGTATTAAATACTTTGGAACTTTGGATTTCTCTGCTAGTCCATACTTACGCCGAAGAGCGCGAGCTATTTCGCCTAGCACTTCACTCGTTAACCCCGAGTCGTACCAGATCGCCTTAGCTCTGTATGCTGATATGTCTCCAGATGTAACAGGGTACTCTGGTAATATCAGTAGTCGTAAGCAGCGCTTCAGATCTCTCTGATTTAGGCCGCCTATGCTTGTCCTTCCAAGGAACGTAACTGCTTCTGGAATCTTGGATGCCATGGACTTGGTTACGTTGATTAACCAGTTGTATGGCTTGACCAGAAATGTCATGTCCATTGGACTGAAGAGTTCATCGTCACCGATCAGTGAATCATCGCCTTGAGTGTAACATATCTTTGGACCTCTATCGAATTTGAGAATCCACATGTATTCAATGCGTAGTCTGTTGACTAATGATCCGATCGTTGATGTGAAATAACTTCCGGATGGGATACCTTTATGTATCCAGTATATTTTGCCGTCAGGTGCCGCCAGCATTTTGTGTATGAATAGTTGCCTTGAAATCTCGAATGCTTGCTCTGTTTCAAAGTTTGGAAAACTGACTATGTCTTCAATGATGTCGAAAGCTGCGTTAATTTCAAAACGGCTTACTGTTGCATCAAATGATTGCCAGTCTATTGCTGTTATCCATTCTGCTGTTGACTTAATTGTTGAAAGCAAATAAGGAACGCTAACTGTTGGGTCTTTGCCAATGTGAAAGAATGTGTCTGCACTTGAAAAGGCTTCAAGTAAAGGGGCTGCCACTACTCCTTCTAGAAGTATATAATGGAATGCTCTTCCCCAGACTCCTCTGACTTTCATCTTCTCTCGAAGATCTGTTAGCTGAGTGCGTGTGTAACCGACGTCTGGGACGTATGTCCTGATGACATGGTCTATGCCTTCGCCGTCTAATGCTATGGCTGACCAAAGTGTCGCTTTCGCTCGTCGAATTGCCCGTTCATGGTTCTCACCGTACATCGGACCTTTCACGCCTGTGTAGTCGTAACCCGCCGATGATGACGATTCGAATGGAACGAGGTCTAACTCATTCAATACATTGAATGCCCTCACAGTTGGAAGGCTACGTAAACTTTCTCGAACGTTGGCGATGGCTTTATGGTATACGCCGTCGTGTAAACGTTCTAGTTTAATATTTGGTGTAGCGTATTGCATGATTGATTTCATGTGTTCTGCTCCAGAGTAGTAACTTCTAGACCATCCTGAAATGATGTTTTCATACAAGACTGGATACTTATGCCTTAAGACTTGCGAAGCAAATCTATCTTCATATGTAACCTCAGGCTCTCGCCTAACTACGTGATGATGGGTTCTGCCAGTTTCTTCTACTTCTTCAGTAAAGTCTGTGAACTCATAATTGTTGATGTTGTGCATACTGTAATAGTGTGTCACGATAAAATAATAGTAAATTTCACCCTTAAGCTTGCTCCTCGGACTCCTCGTCCTCTTGTGTGGGCAAGTAAGGATAAATTCT